ACCTAAAGGAGCAACTGAAAAAAGTTTACTTGAAAGGCTTGGTCCTTTGCAAGAGAAGTTGCAAGATGTTGAAGGACTTAAAGAAGAAGCTGGTAAAACTCCGACAGCGATAACATTTAGTCCTGCTATGGTAGCAGCTAAAAATATGGAAAAAAAGATACATGATCAATTAGAAGAGTCTAGTGCAACAAAACATTTACGTAGCACTGCATTTGAGATGGCTCTTTTTGGTACAGGCATTATGAAAGGTCCTTTTGCTTTAGACAAAGAATATCCTAATTGGGATGACGAAGGCAATTACAATCCTATATTTAAAACTGTACCACAGGTTAACAATGTATCTGTTTGGAACTTTTATCCTGATCCTGATGCATACAATATGGATGAAGCATTGTATGTTATTGAGAGACACAAGATGTCTAGATCAGAACTTAGAGGACTAAAAAAGAGACCTTTCTTTAGAGAAAATGTAATCAATGAAGTCATTGCAGATGGCGAAAACTACGTTAAAAAATATTGGGAAGATGACTTAACAGATTACAATCAAGAAAACTATATAGATAGATTTGAAGTCTTTGAGTATTGGGGTATGATTGACACTGATATGTTGATAGACCAAGAAGTAGATATACCTAATGAACTTAAAGAGTTTGATGAACTACAAGCAAACATATGGGTCTGTAATGGTAAACTATTACGAGTTGTACTAAATCCATTTAAACCTGCTAAAATACCTTACACAGCAGCACCATATGAACTAAATCCATACTCATTCTTTGGTATAGGTTTAGCAGAGAATATGGATGACACACAGACTTTAATGAATGGTTTTATGAGAATGGCAGTTGACAATGCTGTATTATCAGGAAACTTATTAATAGAAGTAGATGAAACAAACTTAGTTCCGGGGCAAGACTTATCTGTGTATCCGGGTAAGATATTTAGAAGACAAGGTGGAGCACCGGGTCAAGCAATATTTGGCACAAAGTTTCCAAACGTGTCTACAGAAAATATGCAATTATTTGACAAAGCAAGACAGTTAGCAGATGAAAGCACAGGCTTTCCATCTTTTGCTCATGGACAAACAGGCATTACAGGTGTAGGTAGAACTGCATCAGGTATATCTATGTTAATGAGTGCAGCAGCAGGTAGTATTAAAACTGTTATAAAAAATATAGATGACTATCTACTAAAACCTCTAGGTGAGGGATTGTTTAGATTTAATATGCAGTTTGATTTTGATCCTAGCATAAAAGGTGATCTAGAAGTTGTTGCACGAGGAACAGAGAGTCTTATGGCAAACGAAGTTAGATCACAAAGACTTATGCAGTTCTTACAAGTATCATCAAATCCTGCTCTAGCACCATTCGCTAAGTTTGATTACATTATACGTGAAATAGCTAAGTCGCTAGATTTAGATGTAGACAAAGTAACAAACAGTCTTCAAGAGGCTGCTCTACAAGCAGAGCTTATGAAAGATTTTCAACAGGCACAACCACAGCAACCACAACCTCCTGCAGGTGCTGACCCAAGCGATCCGACAGGAACAGGTGGTGGAACAATAGGAACGGGTGTAGCACCTACACCTGAAGAGCAAGGATTTGCAGGAAGACCTCAAGGTGGACAAGAAAATATTGAGCAAACTGAAACCCCTAGTGAGCAATCACAACCAATGGGAAACCTTCAGTAATTACATAGACGCTCTCATAGAGCAACAACATAAAGCCATAGAGCACACCGATAATACAACTTTGATGTATAGATGTCAGGGTTCTATAGCCACTTTACGC